GGCTTGATAAGCTCCAGCTCCAGCATTCTGGTTAAATTCACCTTCGATCATGGACATCTCTAAGTAATCCTCAAAACGTAAACGAGTTTCAGATTCAGCTTTTAAATACCATAAATATCCAGATGTTCCGTCTTCAGTCGCAACTTCTACCCATCCAATTTGAGCCATATCAGAACCAGATACCACGTACTGATCTCTAATGATGATTGGTGAATTAGAATATTGAGTGAATGAAGGGTTTATAGATGTTCTTACAGCTGAATTACCTGCGCCTGTACCAATAGTAGTTCCTTTAGTGTAATCTGAACCGTATACAAATACTTTAATACTTCCAGAAGTAAACACAGAACCAGCTGTATTTAATACATTTCCATTGTAAAATTGTAAAGTAATGTTTCCTGCACCACCTGCTCCTGCAGCCGATGCTGTTACAATAGCTTTTGCTTCTAATCCAGTTACAGTATCTAAAAGAACAACTGTATCGTTTATAGAAATTACATTTTGAGCCTGTGCTCCACCGCCGATAATAAGTACTGTAGGTGCTCCACCTAGATAAGTACAACTATCATAAGATACATGTAGTCTATTTTGTTCTGACCAAATTACTTGATCTGAAGTCATTGGCATTTCAGCGCCAACCATTCTTAAGAAACCAGATAACGTACGGTTTCCGTAACGCTCTACTTCTTGTTCGTAAATTTCAGGTAGATATTGCTGTGCAAAATCATTTCCTGCGCCAGTGTTGAACTGTAAATAGTTAGAATTCAATACTTGCTGAGATCCTGAAGGTACAATAGTACCAAATTGAGGAGTTAAACTCATAATTGTTTTGTTTTTTTAGTTAAATTTCTTTGTTTTTATTCTTAATTTCGAGGAGTCAGTACCTGAAATAGCTTTAACCTTAAACCCGTTTACAAACACATCACCTTGTTGAGACCTAGCTTTGGTGTCACTTAAGTTTTTTGATTTGTTCATAACGTCTTTAACTGCGTCAGCTTTTCCTTGCTCATAAAAATGAGAGGCAATCTTATCCACATTGTCAGCTGCATACATAGCTTTGTGATAACCTTTCGTGTCACTAACATTACCTTCTTTGTCTAGGAACTTCCCGACAAGGTTGTTAATATTTGATTGGCTTTCTGCAACTTTATCACGGTTTTGAATGTTGTACTTATAGTTCTTATCACCGACTTTAATATCGAAACCTTCGAAATCATCGTTAAAAAGCTGTTTAGTACTTTCTTGAAACTGTTCATGTTGTTGCGTAGCTACTTTCTGCTGCTTGTTGTATCGGTTGAAAAAATCCGTAGCTTTTTGAGTTTCAGGGTTTACATTTGATCTCAACTTGATTTCATCGTAATACTTAACCTTTGTTTCCTCTAAAAAGCCTTTGGCTTTTGCAACTTCTTCTTTAAACGCAAGTTTTTTCTTACGTATATCTCTATCCTCGTCTAGATCTTCGTCATAATCAAAGTCTTCTAATAATAACTCGACATCTGAGTTGTCTAAATAAGGTTTATTTTTTTTGTAATATTCTTTTAATAATGTTTTTTCATCTACATCAGAGTAATCCGCGTTAAGCCTAGTGTAGTCCTCTATTGTACCACCAGTGTCTTCCATAAAGCTAACTAGCTTTTCGATGTTTTCAGGTAATTGCTTACCTAAAACTTTTTCATCTCTTAACGCTTCTTTAACTTCAGCCTCTACTTTAGTTACTTCAATTTCTTTGATTGGTGTAAACTCTTTAACATCTTCGACGGGCTTTTGTATTTGTTCTCCCACCTTAATGCTATCTCCGGATGGTTCTTCCACAAGAACTTCCTTTGTTTCTCCGATTTGAATGGCATCTTCTCTAGGTATTACCACTTTTGTAACATCAGGCTCTGTTTCAATCAAAGGTTCTTTGATATTTACTTTAACCGGTTCGTTACTTGGTGTTGTTAGTTTTTTTGGAGTTTTCTTTTTAATTTTAAACTCACCCTCCTGTTTAACAGGTTCATTTGTTTTTACTTCTGACATAATATAATATAATTAAATAGTTGTTACTTTCTACATGAAAGCTTGCATACCCATATCGGGTTCGTTTTCAAAGTCTTTAGGTAAGCTATCGTTTTGACGTTGGCTTATCATTTCACTTTGCTGTGTAGCTTCCATTTTGCTACGTTTATCTTTTCTATCTTCTATAGCTGCTTCTTTTTGCTGTATAGCTTGAACTTCGATTTGCTTAAGCTGCATATCGTATTCAAACTTTTGCTGCATTTTAATTTTTTCTAAATCAGCTGCTATTTGCATTTTGTTTATTTCCATCTGAGATCTAGCTTGTTCGTATTGAACCTTAGAACCTGATATAGCTTCTTGCTTTTGAACCTCAGCCATTGCTGTTCTCTCTGCGGTATCTGCTTGCGCAGCGGCTTGAGCTTGTATGTTAGCTTGTTGATTAGCTTGATCTTGAATAGCTTTTTGCTTACGTTTTACCTTAAGCATTTGATTAGCTAGTTTAAGATTTTTAATTTGTCTTAAATCAATAGCATCTTCTAGATCAATACCTCCTTGGCCTAACGCAACCTGTATGTTTTCTTCTAACTTAGCTTGCTCTTCGTCGTCTGGTTCTAATTCTAAGAATATACCAAAGTCATATAAGTTTAAATCAACAACCTGTTGCAGTGTTTCAACATTGAAAGTTGATATAGAGTTTTTAAGCGACTCAGCTGTTAGCGGAAAATATAAAGCATCTGCTATTTTAAGAGATACGTTCTCTGCTAGCTTNAACGTNAGGTATAAACTAGCTTGCTTGATATGTCTAGTTGCAACATTAGACGCGTTAGCCGCCATCTTTTGAAGACCTACTAATGAGTTTTTGTCTTGAGAACTTCCATCTCTAGCTTCATTTAATCCTGTCACATCACGTATCATTTGTAAATAATATTGATACGTTTGTATAAGCGCTTGTATTTTACCTAAACCGCTTGAGCTATTAAGTTCTTGAATTGGTACTTTACCTGGATTCATATCACCGTCTTGTGTCATTGATCTACCTACGATAGAACCAGTTTGGAAATACATATTTAATGCCTCTGCAGGATTATAATTAGTTCCATTACCAAGATCAACCTCAGCTAAGCCGTCCATATCTAAGTAAACACCATCTGGTACCATTCTAGACATTACCTGCTGCAATTTAAGATGCGTTAGCTGAATCATATCTGCAAATCCAATACATTTGCTTACAACAGACTCTATGCGTCCCTTATACATTCTAGGAGCACATATTGTGTAATTCATTTCAACTCTAGTTGTGTCTGCCATTGGTCTAGACATGTTCTCTGCTAAGCCCCAGTCTAATATAGTGTTAGTTCCTAAAACTTTAGCTCCAGTGTATAAAACCTCTATTGATCTAGACACTCTTTCAAAGTTGTCGTTTTCAGGCGGATCAAAAGTGTCTGGCTTTTCAAGAGCTTTTAATAATCCTGAATCTGTTTGTTTTATTTTAAATACTTGATTGTGGTAGGTCTTGTACTCAAAGTACATAACCTGCACAGTGTTTGCATCGTAATTACCCCAACCAGTTACATATTGTCTGTTGCCAGGTGTTTCTTGTATTCTTTTTAATTCTTCTTCTGATATACCAGGGAACTCTTTTTTAAGTTCTGGTATTGTTATAGACTTTACTTCGCCTACGTAATATATATCTTCAAAGTTTGGATCTTCTGTATATGAGTAAACCATATAAGCTGGATCCACGTAATCAACTGTGATTCCTTCAGCTGTATTAAAATTAGTTTTACCAGCGGCAATACCAATTGTTGTAAGATCCATGTTTAATCTACGTCTTACAAGATCGTATTTATTCTGAGCAAATACAGTTGATATAGCTTCTTCTTCCGCTATTTCAATTGACTGCTTGTAGCTTAATTGCATGTGTAACTCCAGCTCTTCTTTAGATTCTGGAACTACAACACCACTTGGCGATTGATGTAAATCAATACCTAGCGTTTGTTTTAAGTTATCTAAATACTCTTTAGCCACCATGTCCTCTTGAAGTCTGCTAGCATATTCAGTTCTTCTTTTAACTGAGCTAGGATCTTGAGAGTAAGCTTTTATGTCGTAAGACTTTTGTGATATACCATTAACTACAATGTCTACAAACTTAGACAAAATAGGTACTGGCTTCCAGTCTAAATTAAGATAAGACAAATCGCCGTTTATAGACAATTCATCTTTGTATTTTTGCACAGGTTGTTCACCTCTAGCGTATAGTCTTAACGAATGAAAATTATTCCAATTAGTTAGATATCTATTACCTCCAGTTCGGCCTTGGTCAAACCACTCGTACTCGATAGCTTGAGCAACTTGAGTTCCGTATTCCCAGCTAGCTTTTTCAGCGTCGCTTACTACTTGGCTTGGAAAAGCGCTATTAGTGTTAGTGTATATACCCATTTAACTTATAATTTTTGAATTGACACCTTTATTGTCATATTTTTTAATACCTAAATTTACAGCTTCTCTTCTAATTGGATTAGATGGAGCGTACCTGTGTTTGTTACAAGCCATTAAAGCTAAACCAGAACTAATAGAAGCATCGTGCTTTGTTCTGTTGTTTATATTAAATTTAGCCCAGTCTTCCAGTGTTCTTTGGAAAAACATATCGCCATAACCTGTTTCTTTTAATCCTACAAAACTTTCTATGTAAGTTTCAATAGCAGCAGCGTGTGCTTGCTTTATGTCTTCACTAGAGTTTGGTATTCCACCCAACTCTTTTTCTGTTACTGATAATTTATTATACTTTCTATCTGGTCTGTTTATAGAGAACTTTCTATAACCTCTTCTTTTAAAATGGTATAATAATCTAGGTTTGTTATTCTCTGCTAGTATCGGCATTCCGTAAAANACGCAAGCCATAAGAACATCTTCAAAAAATATTTCAGCGGTTTGAGGTCTAGCAATATATTCTAAAAAAAACATATTAGGTGGGACATCTTCCATTGAAAACTTAGTTAATCCATGTAGAGATCCATTAGAACCTCTTTTATCAACTGTACCTGATATATCGTAACTATCACACCCAAAGGCTCCACAGTGTTCGTTACCTGGATATTTCAAACCACTCTTTATT